ACTGCTATTCCAAGTGCTATTACAACTCATAGAGATTTAGTTAGATCAAGACAAGCTACTATGGAAACTCAAATTACTAATGCTTCAAACACTCCAGCACTTGAAACTTTATACACTTACACAACAACAGATGGTATTAAATCAAGACCATTAGGCGAACTACCAACATTGGAGATTTAATGTTAATTATTCCAGCAAACTCTTTATCTGGTGGATTTACTGTAGATCACTCATGTAGTTTTGCTGAATCAAGTAGTACAGATTTAAGAATAAGTGATTATTCTAGTGATGGTACAAGTAGAAGAAAAAGAACATATTCATTATGGATAAAAAGAGGTAATACAGGATATGCTGTTCTATTTGCTGGTCCGCTTGGTGCAGATCATTTTGTTATTAACGAAAATAATACAATACAATTTAATGTTGGCTATGGTACAGATACTAGGAGAGTAACAAGTGATACTTATACCAGTACTACAGCTTGGGTTCACATAGTTTTTGCATTTGATACAACACAATCATCAGCAGCAAACAGATTTACTTTGTGGATAAATGGAACAGCAACTTCCACATCTATTGTAAGTGGTAAAAATGACGTACAACAAAATGAACAATCTACATTATTTATTAATACTACACACTTAGGAAGAAATACTAATATTATCGGTACTGATACAGAATCTGGTGGTTATACTGGTTTAATGGCAGAATTTGTTTTTATTGATGGTCAAAAATTAGATGCAGATAGTTTTGGATATGATGATGGTGGTACATGGAAGCCTATTGATGTTAGTGAACTTACATTTGGTACTAATGGTTTCTACCTTAATTTTGAAACTGCTTCCGATTTAGGAATAGATGCTGCTAATGATAATGATTTTGAACCAACTAACATATCATCTAGTAATCAATCTAGTGACACACCTACTTCATAATGGCAAATTTATATAAAAACTCAATGTTTGATTTAACAACTACTAATAGTACAGTTGTTTATACTTGTCCTACAGG